AGTTCTTCTACTACCCTTGCGTCGGAGGTTTTATACTTGATATAAAAATCGGGAAAGTATCTATGCACACGATTGTCTATCGGTGAGACATAGGGTATAATAATCTCCTCAGACTGCCATTTGAGTATAGAAGGGTTATTATCTAGATAAACCATGAATCTACGCTCTAATAAAGAACGATAAATAATGTTACTAGGGTTACCTTTATACTTATTTGGATTCTTCGGTCTAAACTTTCCTTTATAAGACATAAATAACTAGTAAGTATATATTACAGTAGAGAACAGCAATTATGGCATTTAAAAAACTAAGAGGAGCAGTCCAGGGATTTATCGGATCAGTTAGTGGAGACATTAATAGTCTAACTAATGGTTTAGAAAGTAAAATCTCAAGAGCGGGTAATAAGTTTGATCAAAGAATCGCAGATTCATTGAGTGATTTATTAACAGGACTTACAGGTGTTCGTACTTCTAACATACCAGCAATCTCAGCCGAAGTATTAGAAATGAAAGGTAAGAACAGAGAAGCACGAGCAAACGCTTTAAAAAATCCATTTAAAGGTAGAGCAGAGGGTTCTCCTAGTGGTAAGATAGCATTACGATTTCCAGAAGCATTTGATAGTGAAAATGGTAGAGGACAAAATCTTACCAATTATATACATTTTAGATCACTAGAACGAAATGTAAAAGATAAAGATTGTGTAAGAGAAGACTTATATGACATATTCTTATATGTACCAGACACACTTCAAGATAATATATCTGTAGCATACAAAGAAGCTGAAAAAAGTGTTACAGACGGGTTAATTGGTGGATTCCTAAATGAAGAAAGTTTTGGTACATCTGGTGAAGAACTAATGGAGATTATAAAGGCCGGTGCACCAGGTGGTGATATTTTAAAACAATCAGCAGGTAAAACAGTTAACCCATTAAAGTTTCAGTTATTCGAAGGTGTGAATTTTAGAACTTATTCATATACATTTAATTTACGACCAAAGAATTCAAACGAAGCTAAATCAATTCAAGAAATGATATACGCTTTTAAACTATCAGCGTTACCTGGTACAACAGGTGATAACAATCGAATATATACTTTTCCAAATGAATGGGCTATCAGATTTAGAGGACCGTTTAAAGATAAGATAGATTATCCGTTAGTATCTGTATGTACAGGTGTTGATGTCAATTATTCAGACGGTCAGGGATTTGCTACATTTAGTGACGGGTCACCTATGTCTGTTGGTCTAACAATTAATTTTACAGAGACAGCTCAATTAACAAGAGAAAAATACAAAAGAAGGTCTGCGGCGTTTTATGGTGGAGATAGAGAAGGATCTCAAGAAGGTGGTAGTGATCTTATTACAACGAATGATGCTGTTGCCGAAGTTAACAGAGCTAGAAAGTTACGAGATGACAAAATAGCAGCGGAAAACGCAAAGGAGACAGGTGGTGGCGGCGCTGGCGGAACAAGTGGGAACAATAATGGCTAAAGGATTTTTTAAACAGATACCGAATATTCAATATGATTTTAAAAGTGATGGTAAATTTTTTCAAGCGAAAGACTTATTTCGTAAAGTATCAGTTTGGAGTTACTTACAAGAAGGTATTTCAGGATATAACTATTATCGTATAACAGAAGGTGAACGACCTGATGTTGTTGCGTCTAAACTATATGGTGATTCAACATTATACTGGACATTCTTTTTAGTTAATGAAAACTTACAAGATTTAAATGATTGGCCGAAGTCTGGACAGTTATTTCATAAGTTTCTTACAAGAAAATATTCAGGTACAGTTCTAGTAGCAGGTTCTTCGACAGATATAGTTTCATTCAACCATTCAACAAATGTATCAAGTAAATTTCAACTAGGTGAAAAAGTATCTCAATCATCATCTGGAGCATATGGATTTGTAACTAAGATTGATCCCACATATAATAGAATAGTATTAAATAGTGTTGTCGGATCTTTTACAAATAATAGTGTAATTGGTAGTGATTCAGACAAAAGCTTTACAGTAACTTCTGTAGCTGCAGAGAAAGATGTTGTACATCATTATACAGATAGTAACGATCTAAGAACAACAGTTTCAACAAGTAACACACCAGTTTCAAATGAAGAATATGAACGACAAATAAATGAAGACAAATTTAATATTCGTATTATAGAACCTAAATACATAGATAAAGTAGTTACAGAATTTAATAGAATAGTCAGAGATTAATTATGGCAACCGGAATTGATAACACTAAACCAGATAGTGTTGAATTAGAAATATTGACATTAGTAAATAATGAGGGTGAGGGATTTGACATTCGTGATATTATGGTAGAGTGTTCTATCAATGAGTCTATCACTACAAATTTTTTAATGGGTCATTTAATCCTTGGTGATTCAATAAATTTATTAGAGAACGCTAAAATATTTGGCCAAGAATCTTTAAGAGTCAGATTTAGCCAAGCTTCAGGTATTAATGATGAAACTCATGAAGACGATTTAATTGATCAAATATTTAGAATCTATAAAGTAGAAGATGTACATAGATATGACGAGTCTACTCAATTCTACAAATTGTTTTTTACAGCAAACGAATTCTTAGAAGCTAGAAGAACAAGAATCAGTCAAGCCTTTAGTGGTTCAATGACTGATATAGCGGCTAAGATTGCCGAAGATACTTTAGACATAAAAAATAAGAATCTTAATAAAAAACTCGAATCATATTTCGAAGTTAGAGAAAAATCTCAAGGTGATCAATATCAAGTAGTCATACCAAATTGGACAACTAATTATACTATAAATTGGTTGTGTTCACAAGCACAAGGAGTTGATGAATCTTCGGGATTACAAGATTCATTCTATTGGTATCAAACAGCTAATGGTGGATATCGTATTCAGTCATTGGCTAGTATGATGAAGATAGATTATGCTGGTGGTAGAGAGTTTATATATTCTCCTGCACTAGCTGGTGAGAATACTAAAAATGTTCCTGTTGACAATACAGAAGGTGTTGTGGGTGCTAGTAGAAGAATACTTGCCTATGACATATCTTCACATGCCAACATATTAGAAGCGACAGTCCTGGGTTTATTTGGTTCAAAACAAACTACTATAGATAACACCTATCAATTCTTTACAGAAAAGTCATATAGTTTTTTAGAAAAGTTTTTTGGTGGTCAATCACAAGCTATCGAAGATCATCCTTTTGTTCGAACTGCTGAGGAGACATTACACATTGGAGAAGCAGCTGATGAAGGAGATGTACCTATCTCTGGTTCAAAAGAAGGTAAATCAATAAGTTCTTATCATGATGCTCATGTACTATTAACTAGTGATTCTTCTTTTGTTAATGACGAAAATAATAACATTCATCAAGCGAATCATGAGATACATTTAGGTTCGGCTCAATTTAGAACAGCTGCAAGTCAATTATTAAAGTATCATACAGTTGATATGGTATTGTCCGCGAGAACTGATATCTCAGTTGGCCAACTTATCAATACAAGTGTATCAGCACTTAGACCGGGTGAAGAAGATGTAGAACCGAAGTTTTATAACGGCAAACATTTGATAACTAATTTACAATGGGTTATAAGACCTGGCGGTTGTACATTAAATGTTAAATGTATTAAAGATTCTGTTATCAATAATATTGAAACAACCCCGATTGAATATGGAGATAGTGAAGGATGAAATATCAAGGTAAATTGGGATTTATTTGGTTCACTGGTATTGTTGAAGATAGAAACGACCCCCTATATCAAAACAGAGTTCGTGTAAGAATTCATGGTTCACATACTTGGGACAAACAAAAGATTGCTACACCCGATCTTCCTTGGTCCCATGTAATGATGCCGACAACCTCACCATCTTTATCTGGATTGGGAACAACAACACATGGTCTAGTCGAAGGTTCTACTATCATGGGTTTCTATCGTGATTCAGAAGAAATGCAAGATCCTGTAGTTATCGGATCTTTTTCAGGTACACCACAATCATTCTATAGAGTAGATGAAAAAATTGACACTAAAGGTACTAGAACATTCACTCAAGTTCAAAGAACGACCGAAGAAGGATTTAATGATCCTCGTTTAGACAGTAAAACATCATACAAAGGTAAGCCAGATGGAAAGAATCCGAAACATAATAGTAGTAGAACATATGGATTAAACTTAGCTTTAGATGAGTCTCCTAGACGAGATGGGTTTACAACAGGAGAGCTATATCCTAAAGCTGAATACTTAGGTACTTCCGATGTTAATGTCTTAGCAAGAGATTATGACAATAAAACATATCCTATAATCGAAACTGTTACTGGTGAACCTTTACGAGGTTATGTTGATCCTATATATCCATTCAATCATGTTCATGAAACTGAATCAGGTCATGTATTAGAATTAGATGATACACCAGACAAAGAAAGAATACATTTATACCATAGAAAGGGTACGAGAGTTGAGATCGACAAAGATGGGAACTATGTAGAAAAGATAGTTAAAAACAAATACTCAGTTATATTGGGAGATGACTATGTTGTCGTGAGTGGTGGAGTTACTGTAAAGATTGATGGTGATCTTAATATGGAAGTTGGTGGAGAGACTAATCTTACATCAACAGGTAATATTAATATGATAGCACCGAAGATATTAATGAATTCGGGTCGTTCACCTAAAAACTCTGTAAGTAGTATTTTAGATGACATTGATGACCCTCTTGCAAAAGCTAAAGAAACTTTATCAAATATTACTAGTGCTGTTACGGGAGCCATTGATACAGTAACGGATTATTTTACAGGTGGTTGATAATGGTTGATACAACTTTTAAAGTTGCACCTATAACGATACCACCTCTTGAGTGTCCTAAAGTTATTCTACCGACAAAAGGTGATCTTGTCAATATGTTTAGTCAGTTGGCCAATCTACCTTCTCAACTGATTGCAGCTGGACAAACAGAAGTTGCTGAAAAAATTCAAGATATATTAGATGAAGTCAGAGAGATATTATCTATATACGATCCGAAATTTCAATCATTATCAATACCTGAAATAGAATGGGAGATAATGATAACAAGACTAACTCAAGATTATCCTATGTATGTTCAACAGAAGTTTTTAGAGTTAATCGGTAAACTAACTCCTATAAGTTTTGAGTTGACTATTCTAGGAATAGAGATTGATATACTAAAAATATTTACTGCAGAAGAAATAACTAAAGTTAAAACACAAATAGGTGAAGAACTCGATAAGTTTTATGATATGTTACCAGAGTCATATAAGTTCTGGGATGGTGAGTTTGGAATTGAAAATCCTGAACTTAAAGTAGAAACTATATGGTCTTATATTCGTAGTAAGATTAACGGTGGTATGACAGGATTATTGACAGACGCGTTTGAAGCATTGATTAAATTGTTCAAAGAAATTTGGGATACTCTAGGCTTACCAGATATTCCGATTCCATTACCAGACTTAAATGTAGAATCAATATTACAAAAAATAACTGATGCGTGGAAAAAAAAGAAAGATGCTACTTACGCAGAGTTGATAGAGGAGTTAGAAAAAATTAATTTGGCTGGGTTTGATTTATTATCATTGATTGGTGGTGAGATTACAGAAAAGATTGAGACCGCTGAAGGAAAAATAGAACGATTGATGGAAGGAGCTAGAGACTTTGGAGTAAATTGGCCGAGATACTTACTCACAAAATGGATGGAAAAAGTTACAGCATTTTTTGAAGCTATAGGATTAGGTTCTATAGTCGAATTTATCACATTTACATTTTGTGATTTCTTAAATCTTTTAGGATTTCCGAAGACAATCGATTTAAGTTTTTCAGAAGATATAACAGTAGGTAAAGCAAGTACAGCTGTACTTCCGACATAAATAACTATATGGCACAGTTTAATAGTAAAAATCAAAGTTCAAGAGTAGCTCGTAGATGGTTTACAGATTTTGATACGAATATGACATTACACCCACAGAGTGGTGATTTGACTTTGAAATATGATATCAATTCAATTAAAAGATCGATAAGAAATTTATTATCTACTAATCTATATGAACGACCTTTTAAACCGAGCTTAGGTGTTGATTTACGAGGTATGTTGTTTGAATTGTCTACAACTGATTCTGATATATTAGAAAGTGATATTAAATCGGTTATTAATAAATTTGAACCGAGAGCACAAGTAACTGATGTCGTAACATTTTTAGAAGGTAATAGTATAGATGTATCAATGTTTATTGTTATTCAAAATGACCCTTCCCCACATGAGATAAATATAACTTTACAGAGAACACGATAATGGCAACGATAAACAGTTCAAACATTAATATAACCGACTTAGATTTTGATGATGTATCAAAAAGTCTTAAAGAATACCTAAAAGGTCAAACAACTTTAAAAGACTATGATTTTGAAGGATCAAACTTAGCTGTCTTAGTAGACTTACTTGCATACTCAGCTCATACATCTGCGTTCAATGCTAACATGGTAGCATCAGAAATGTTCTTAGACACAGCACAGATAAGAAAGAATGTTGTATCACGAGCAAAAGAATTGGGGTATACACCAAGTTCTAGAACAGCATCTCAAGCTTCTTTTGATTTAACAGTAGCAAGTCCTTCAATCGGTGGTCAGACACCTTCCAGTTTAACAATCAACAGAGGTCATGAATTTACAACTGTATTTGACGGGACATCATATACATTTATATGTTTAGATAATCAAACAATTACTCCTAATGGAGGAACCTTCACATTTCAAAATTTAGATGTGTATCAAGGAAAATTAACTTCTGATATTTATCGTTATGACAATCAAATATCTAATCAAAGATTCGCTTGTTTGAATACTAATATAGACACATCAACAATTAAAATTAATATTACTTCTAACAATACAGTCACAGCATGGTCGAAAGCAGGTGATCTAACAGGGATTAATTCTAATTCAACTGTATACTATTTACAAGAGAATGATGAAGGATTATTTGAAGTATATTTTGGAGATGGTATTATAGGAGCGTCACCGAAAGATGGTGATCAAATAGCAATCTCTTATCTAGTTACAGATAATAATCATGCTAACGGTGCAACTACATTTAACATGGCTACTTCTATTAGTGGAAATTCTGATGTGTCGTTTACAAACACAGTCAGTTCTTCTGGTGGTAAAGATATTGAAACACCAGACCAAATTAGATTCTCAGCTTCTAAATTCTATACTTCTCAAAATAGACTAGTTACAGTACAAGATTATAAAGCAAAGTTACAAGAACTCTATCCCGGTGCAGATTCAATTGCTGTATGGGGTGGTGAAGACGCTGAACCCGTACAATATGGAAAAGTATTTGTTGCTTTGAAACCTTCACAATATTCAAATAATTTGACAACAGCAGAAAAAACAACATTAAAAAATAGTCTCAGTAAACTAAGTGTCTTAACAGTTAGACCCGAAATTGTAGACGCTGAAATATTACAAATTCTTGTAGATTGTAATTTTAAATATGACCCATCTAAAACATCTCAAACCAAAACAGCTTTAGAGACATTAGTGAGAGCAGCTATTATATCTTATGATGATAATCAACTCTCAGGATTCGATACATTATTTAGACATTCACAATTAACAACCCAAATAGACGGATCAGAAACATCTATTCTTTCAAATATCACAAATGTAAAACTAAGAAAGAATTATACAGCTGTAACAGACGGAACAATCTCATCTATTAAATTAAATTTTGGTAATGCATTATATAATCCTCATGCTGGTCATAACAGTATGAGTGGT